AATAAACTTTCCCTTAAATTAAAAAATGGTTCACAAGTAAAAGCAATCGCAAGTTCTCCAGACGCAGGTCGTTCGGAAGCATTGTCATTGTTGATAGTGGATGAAGCTGCATTCATTAGAGATATTGATGAAATTTGGTTATCTGCACAATCTACATTATCAACGGGTGGTTCTGCAATTGTATTATCTACTCCAAATGGTGTGGGTAATTGGTTTCATAAAATGTGGGTCGATGGTGAAAGTGGTTCAAACGGATTTAATAATATAAACTTACATTGGACAAAACATCCAGAAAGAAATCAGGCATGGAGAGATGAACAAACCCGTATATTAGGAGTTAAAGGTGCATCTCAAGAGTGTGATTGTGATTTTGTCGGTTCAGGTGATACAGTAATTGACCCCATATTATTAACATGGTATAAAGATACATATGTAATGGACCCGGTTGAAAAGGGTGGATTTGATGGTAACTATTGGAAATGGGAACATCCAAATTATAATAGAGTGTATATAGTAGTTGCCGATGTCGCGAGAGGCGATGGAAGTGACTTTTCAACATTCCAAGTAATTGATATTGAAGATAGTTCACAGGTTGCAGAATATAGAGGCAAAATTGAAACAAAAGATTTTGGAAACTTTTTAGTAGCAGTTGCAACCGAATGGAATAACGCACTATTAATTATAGAAAATTCAAATGTAGGATGGGCAACCATTCAACAGGTAATTGATAGAGCATATGGTAACCTATTTTATATGAGTAATGACTTAAAATATATAGATGTTGAAAAACAAGTATCTAATAAGTTTTATAGAGATGAAAAGAAATTAGTAGCAGGATTTGGAACAACAGTAAAGACAAGACCTCTTATTATTTCAACATTAGATACATACATAAACAATAAAGATATCCTCATTCGTTCTCAAAGACTTATAGATGAACTATTTACATTTATTTGGTATAATGGTAGAGCAGAAGCAATGAAGGGATACAATGATGACCTTACGATGGCATTAGCTATTGGACTTTGGGTTCGTAATACAGCACTTCGTTTGAAACAAGAAGGAATTGATTTGACAAAGACAATGTTAAACTCAACACAGGTAAGTCAATATACTGGATTCGTTGCATCAGGACATCTAAAACAAAATCCTTATGAAATGGATATGGGTAAAAAGGGAGTAGAAAATTTAACTTGGTTAATTGGTTAAATTCTTTATATTTATATAGTGAAACTATTCTAAAATGAACGAAGACTTAAATAAGTGGTTTAAAGAAAAATGGGTAAACATCGGCAAAAAAGTTGATGGCAAACACCCACCATGTGGAACTTCGGGAGAAAAAAGAGGTTATGCAAAATGTGTTCCTGCAGCAAAAGCAGCCGGAATGAGTAAAAAAGAAAAAGAAAGTGCAACTCAAAGAAAAAGAGCAGCACAAAATGATGCAGGAAGAGGTGGTAAAAGTAGTAGTGGACAAGGTAAAGCACCAATAAATGTTTCTACTAAACCAAANAATGAAGATTGGAGTAAAAAATATAAAAGTAGTATAGATTGTAATAATCCAAAAGGTTTCTCTCAAAAAGCACATTGTCAAGGAAAGAAAAAAAATGAAAATATGAATATAGAAGAAAGACTAAATTTATTTTTAGAAAAAAATTGTCCAACGGACCCAGGTAAATGGTCTGCATCTAAATCAGCTGCAAAATCTAAATTTGATGTATATCCATCTGCATATGCAAACGGATGGGCTGCAAAAAACTACAAAGGTAAAGGTGGAGGTTGGAAAACTTGCAGTGAAAATATAGTAAGTGAAGCAACGGGTAGGGAAGCAAAAGAAATTGCTAAGTTGACGGGTACACGTGATAGTATAGTACAAAAATTTATAGATGATTTTAATTTGAATGCTAAAAATCTTTTTAATTTTATAGCTAAAGGAAAAGAAAAAGTTAGAAAAGATTTCGCAACAGCAATGTCGGGCAGACCTGGTAATAAATATCAAGGTGATTTTGTAGGTATGTTTGGTGAAAGTATAGTAAACGAAGCTTGTTGGGATGGATATAAACAAGTTGGTGGTAAAATGAAAAATGGTAAAATGGTTCCAAATTGTGTTCCTGTAAGTGAAGATATCAATAGTGACGATGATGTTAATAACGGATTGGTTGAACCTGAAGAATATGATGTAGAAGATGAGGATATGGTAGATTTTATTTCTTTTATGAGAAGTTATAGTAAACAATTATCAGAAGCAAATTGTAATTGTGTTTACGAAGCAGAATATCAGGGTAGAGATGTTAAGTTGGGCAAACCGATGCAAGGTGATGTTAAGAAATTCAAAGTATATGTAAAGAACCCTGCAGGCAATGTTGTTAAGGTAAACTTTGGACAAAAGGGAATGAAGATTAGAAAATCAAACCCAGCTGCTAGAAAATCATTTAGAGCAAGAATGAATTGTGATAGTCCAGGTCCAAGAACAAAAGCAAATTATTGGAGTTGTAGGAAATGGTAATATTTGGAAATACCAAATATTTTCCGTATATTTAGAAAAATAGAATTATATAAAAATGGCAGATAAATCAATATTTAGTAGGTTACAGAAATTATTTTCAACAAACACTATTGTTCGTAAAACGGAAGATGGTGTTAAAGTTATTGACACCGATGAGTGGCAGAATATGACCACAAACTTAGTTGACCGCTTTATGAGAATGAAGGTTAGTAACTATGGTACAGGACAAACAGCATCATCAATGGCATATCAACAAGTTAGAATTGACTTGTTTAGAGATTATGACTCAATGGACTCTGACCCAATCTTATCATCAGCATTAGATGTATATTCGGATGAAACAACTGCTAGAAATGAATTTGGAAATGTATTAAAAATTCATCATGAAGATGACCATATAAAACAATTATTAGAAAATTTATTCTATGATATTCTTAATGTAGAATTTAACTTATGGCCATGGACTAGAAACTTGGTTAAATATGGTGATTTCTTTTTACAATTAGAAATAGCAGATAAATTGGGTATTGTAAATGTAATGGCATTATCAACATATGAAGTTAGTAGAGTAGAAAACTTTGACCCAGAAAATCCACAAAGAGTTAAGTTTATATACGCACCATACCAAAACCCATCGGGTGGTTATGGTCAAACTCCAAAGAAAGAATTTGAAAACTATGAAATAGCTCACTTTAGATTAAATTCCGATTCAAACTTTTTACCTTACGGAAAATCTATGATTGAAGGTGCAAGAAGAGTTTGGAAACAATTGATGTTAATGGAAGATGCTATGTTAATTCATAGAGTAATGAGAGCACCTGAAAAAAGAATATTCAAAATTGATGTAGGTAATATTCCACCAAACGAAGTGGATAACTACATGCAGAAGATTATCAATAGTTCTAAAAAAGTTCCATTTGTAGACGAAAGAACTGGTGATTATAATTTGAAATACAATATGCAAAACCTTATTGAAGATTATTATATGCCGGTAAGAGGTAATGATAATGGTACTTCAATTGATACCCTAAAAGGTTTAGAATACAATATGATTGATGATATTAACTACTTAAAAGGTAAGTTAATGGCAGCATTGAAAATTCCAAAAGCATTCTTAGGATATGAGGAAGATGTGAATGGTAAAGCAACTCTTGCAGCACAAGATGTTAGATTTGCAAAAACAATTGAAAGAGTACAAAGAGTATTAATTTCAGAATTGACTAAAATTGCAATTATCCACTTATATGCACAAGGTATAACCGATGATAAATTAACTGATTTTACATTAGAACTTACAATACCATCTAAAATATACGAACAAGAACAAGTTGAACTATATACTTCTAAAGTGGCATTGATTACACAAATGCAACAAACTAAAATGTTCTCTAAAGAGTGGATGTATGAAGCAGTAATGAAACTTGCAAAAGATGAACAAGATACAATGACATTACAGGTATTAGATGATACAAAACAAACATTCCGTTTAACTTCAATTGAAACACAAGGTGTAGACCCTGCAAAAGAAACAGGTACCGATGAACCAACCAATGTAGAAGAAGAATTAGATAGACTTAAATCCGAATTAGAAGAAGATAAAGGTGGTAGACCAAAAGACCCTGTTAGATATGGTAAAGATGACCATCCACAAGGTAGAGACCCATTGGGTATTAAGACTCTTAAACAAAAAGAAGGGTCTGTAAAATATAAGGCAAGAGATTCATATTTAGAGATATTTAAAGATATGGACGGAAATAAAAAGACTATTTTAACAGAAGATAACACAAAATAGTAATAAACCAATAATAAAATATATTTATATCAGAATAATTGTATAATTTAATGAAAAAAATAAAACATTCAAAGTTTAAAAATACGGGATTCTTATTTGAATTATTAGTAAGACAAATTACCTCAGAGGTTATGTCATCTAGTAAATCGGTGGCTGAAAAACTTTTGAAAGAACACTTTAATTCTAAACAAGAATTGTCAAAAGAATTGAAATTATATCAATATCTTATTAATGAAAAATATAATTCAGAATCAAAGGCTGAACAATTCATCAATACAATATTAGAAGCTCGTAAAAAAATAGATGAGAAGAAATTGACAAAAGAAAAATATAATCTTATTAAACAGATTAAAGAAACTTATAATTTAGAAGAGTTTATTAAATCTCCAATTTCTAATTATAAAACATTAGCATCTATTTATAAAATATTTGAAACAGTTATAACGGATACACAATACGAACCAACCGACATAGTATCAGCAAGATTTACAATTGCAGAAAATATTATCAATTCTTCT